CGAACACCGGCAACTACGGCGTCACCCTGCGGCAGTACAACTGGCTCAAGTGTGAGAATCAGGACAAGCTGGTGTTCTCACAGGTCGGAGCCAGCATCGACAAGATCGGCACCCTGCTCAGCCTGGCTGGTGGTTGCATCGTCGAAAACACGCTCTTCGATACGTCAACCAACGCCGTTGGCCTTTATGGTGCGGTCCCAATTGGAATGTCGGGCGGCTATAACGGCAACGCCGTCAAGTGGCGCAACTGCAACTTCAAGATCGGCTCGTTTTACAGCAACGTGTACAGCCCGGCATCCGGCTACACCCTGACACAGTTCGTCAACTGCAACTTCGAACTGACACGCGCGAAAGCGACTGAGGCTGACGCGCTATTCAAGGTAGGCAGCGCTGGAAGCAAGTTCCAGTTTATCGGCGGACGCATCTTCGGGGCCGGCGCGGCGAGCGCACACAACCTCGTTAACACCTACGACTCTATCGTGGAGTTCATCGGCACGCAGATCCCGTCGTTCGAAGCGGTCGAGTTGTTTGCAACAAGCAACGGCATCTACATCAACGACATCGTGCGCTCGTTCGGGGCGGACGGCAAAATGGGTAGCGAGGCGTGGGCGACATGGGGGCTTATTTCCTCTCGTGCCGACAACTTCCCGCCCACCCTCAACGCGGTACTGCCTGACTCGGCGAACACGCCCTGGTCGTATCTGGTCTACCCGAAGGGCATCACGTCGCAGTACACGTTGAACTCCGGCAACTACCCGACGCTGCCGATCAGCAAGGCGTACACCAGTGCGGCGGCGCAGAAGAAGATCACGCTGGAGTTCCTACTCTCCACGACTGTCGCCAACGCAAACAAGAAAACCGTCTGGATGGATGTCGTCTACATCGACAACTCGGACGGGTTGCCACGCTGCCTGACGACCCAGATATTCACCGGCACTGACGCGCTCGACACTTCGTCGGCTAACTGGTCGGCGACGACCTGGGGCGCGAAGTTGTTCAACAAGAATAAGCTGGAGGTGACGACGCCCGGCTCGATCAAGCAGGACACGATGGTTCATGTCTTGCTGCACTGGGGTGTCGCTGCGCCCAATCCCAGCGACGTAGGCTTTGTGTGTCCTGACCTCCAGCTCTCGACGCCATGACAACTGCCTGCATCCCAAACGCCGCGCACACGGTCGTTCCGGCGCAGTCCAATCGGATGTCGAGCGGGTTGTGGGGCCAGGGAACCGGCGTCTTCCGCCTACCGACCGACCCGCTGTTCTACGCCGACCTAGTCTTGCAGGGCATCGTCTCTGGCTCGCGCTACCGCGTCACCAAAGCCGACGACGACACCGAGTTGGCGACCGGCGAGGCGGGCAGCACGACGGTGACGCTCTCGGGCCTGCCGGTGTACGCGAACCCCATGCTGGTGAAGATCACCGTGCGCAAGGGCACGACGGCTCCGAAATACCAGCCGCTCGACACCTACGCCCACATGACGCGCGGCTCGGTGTCCGCGTTCATCTCCCAGATTCCAGACCCCATCGCGTGAGGTAACGCACATGGCATACGTCAACATTCCCACCCTCACCGATTGGCAGTACGACGAGGCGACCAAGAAGCTCAAGCACAACACCGGCACGGCTCGCGTCACCGTCAATGCCCTCTACTCGGCACTCATGGATCTCGCGGACGACGCCGGATTCATGGACTCGTCGGTGCCCATGTCGGCGCAGACCCCGACCGAGTACACGCTGATCAACGCCTGGACGTTCGACTCCGACGCCGACCTGGGCTACCTGTACGGGGGCTCAATCGTCGTTGAGAAGGCGACGACCGACAAGGACGTGTGGGCCAACTTTTACACCTTGGGCACCATCGAGAGCGACGCGGTGATGTACCTGTACCAGAACGGCGCCCTGGTGGCGTCGCACCCTGGTTACACGACCGGGCACATCGACCAGCTCGTCAAGGTTGTCTCGGGCGGGTCGGTGGTCCAGACCGACTCCATCGACCGGGCGGTGGCCGTCTTCTGCCGCAACAACGCTTCCGGCAACGCCGACCTCTACGACCACTTCGTCGCCCAGGCTACCGCAACCGGTGGTCGCAACCCGGTCCCGGTCGCAACCGCGCCTGACACCAACGACGACGGCAGCGGCGCGTCTGTCTCCGGTGTCACGATCACCTTCGGCTCGACCAGCCAGGACATCGGCGACGGCGGCGGCTCGCAGCCCTACGACGTGATCGTGGACGGTGGCGGCAACTCGGTCCTCAACGTCTACCGCCGGCTCAAGTACCTCACCCGGCGGGAGAACACGTCCGCCGTCGGCACCGGCACCACCACGCAGGGCCGGTTCTACCGCAAGGCCGGGTCGAGCTACGCGGAGGTCAAGGTCGCGCCGTTCGGCACCTTCGCGGGCGGCAAGTTCTTCGGTGCGCGCGGCATCTGGCTGACCAATGTCTCGGACCCCAACAACCGCTCGCTGCTCGACGCCAACAACGTCACGCGCGTCCCGCCGACCCAGTTCACCGTTTCTGTCTCTGGCGTCGCCCAGTACGACCGTGTCCTGGTGGCGCGGTCCGCCGCTGGCGTCATCAACAAGACGCAGTTCACGATCACCGGGACGACGGCGAGCAGCATCACCGTTTCGGGGACGCTGCCCAACGACATCCCGACCTCCGGTGTCGTCCGGGTCGGCGACACCCGGTTCACCTACACGGGTGTCGTGCGCGGCTCCGGGCAGTTCACGGGCGTCAGCCCGAGCCCAAGCGGCCAGACCGGCAACGCCTGGGTGCCGCTGATCGACGACGAGGCATCCGGCACGAGCATCGCCTCGCCGGCCATGACCTATGTCTCGGACTTCGATGTCCTGGCCCGAGTCCGCAAGAAGGGCATCCTGCCTTTCGAGGTGCCGGCCACCGTCACGTCCAACGGGGCTTCGCTCTCGGCGATTCGGACCACTGACAGCATCGTGACGCCCTGATGGCATTGACCTTCGATCAAGCCGCGCAGCGGATCAGCGTCACCTCGCCACAGGTGTCGCTGTCCATGCAGGATCTGATCGACGCCATCCGGGACGAGGAGGCGTCGGAGCGCGGCATCGCCTACGATCCCATCGCGGACGCGAGCGGCAAGGACAACCTGGGCGGTGGTGTCTCCACCGCCATCACGGTGTTCCTGCGCGACAACTGGCAGCTCGGCTGGTACGCCGGCAACTACACCGCGACCATCGGCGGCGGCAACATCGTCGCCGAGTCGGGTGACCCGGTGGCGTATGTCGTCGGCGGCCCCCAGGTCGAGATCACCCTCTCCGCAGCGGCGACCATCGTGGCCGGCGACGGTGGTAGCGTGGCGCCGAGTGCGTCCGAAGTGGCGAACGCGGTCTGGGCGCACACGTCGGCGGCGGACCTCCTCGACAAGGTCGATCTGGCGCAGGCGATCCTCCGCAACAAGACCATCACCGACCCGAACACCGGCCTGATGGTCGTCTACGACATCGACGGGGCGACGCCCCTGCTGACGGCCGCCCTGTACCAGGACGCGGCCGGCACGACCCCCTACGCGGGCGCGGGAGCCGAGCGCCGCGAGTTGTTGGAGCCGCCTAACTGATGTGGACCTACCGCGCCAAGGTCGCCAAGGTCGTCGATGGCGATACCCTCGACCTCGACGTGGACCTGGGCTTCCGGGTGACGCACCGGGTCCGCGCCCGGCTGGCCCGGATCGACACTGCCGAGACCAGCACGCCCGAGGGTAAGCAGGTCAAGGTGCTCGTGGCCGAGCGCGTGCCGGTCGGCGCCGACGTGATGATCGTCACCGGCAAGGGCGACCGCTACGGCCGCTGGATCGCCGAGATCGCCACCGCTGACGGGCTCAACCTGAGCGACTGGTTGCTCGCGCAGGGGCTCGCGGTCCACTACGCATGATCGTCGCCCGCGGCCTGGGGACGACCAAGGCCCTGCTGGCGACGGCGGGGCTGGGGCGCTTCGCCTTCGGCCCCATCGCGATGGCCGGCGATCGCTGCTACCGCCTGCCCGCCGAGCGCAGGCACCGCCTGCTCGCCGAGCGCGTCGCCGGCATTGCCCATGGCGGTCGCCGGTTGCTGCTCGAGGCGGACCGGGTCCACGCGGTCTCCGCTGACCGGACACCGCCGCCGGTGATCGCTGTCGCGGCCTATGCGCTGCTGGCCGAGCGGGTCGCCAGAATCCCGGCAGGCCGCGCCCTCTGGGTGTCGCCTGACCGGCGCTGGGTATTCGCGGGCGCCGATCGGGTGACGGCGCCGACCGACCACCGCCACTGAGGAGATCCCAATGTACACCGACGACGCCGGCCGCCCCTGGTACGACAAGGACCCCAACGATACCGTCGAGGTCGGCCAGGTTTGGGCCGACTGGCTCGGCGAGCTCGGCGAGGCCGAGACCTTGCAGGGCGTGGCCTGGACCGCGACCACTGGCCTGACGGTGAGCGGCGGAGCCGTCAACGCCGAGGCCCGGGTGATCGACGGCGTGACCTACCCGATCGGCACGGTGGCGCTTATCACCCTGTCCGGCGGCTCAGTCGGCAACACCTACCGGGTGACCTGCCGCGCCACCACGACGCTCGGCAACATCGTTGATCGGAGCTTCTGGGTGCGGGTCGTCGAACGCTGACGCTCGGCCAAATCTGGCCATTACCTGCGCCGCCGCCGCTGGCCATGCTGGCGGCATGGCCTTCACCGAGGATCTGTCGCCGCTGTTCGCCGACTTCGGCGTGACCGTGCGGCATGGCGCGGTGACGGCGCAGGCGCTGTTTGATCGGCCGGCCGTCGACTCGGTCGGCGGCGCCATGCTCACCGACTATGCGCTTACCCTCGCGTCCGGTGACCTGCCCGAGCTCGGCAGCGGCGAGACGGTCAGCATCGCCGGCACGGCGTACCGGGTGCGCGAGGTGTTCGCGCTCGACGACGGCGCGCTCAAGCGCGCCACCCTGACGCCGGCATGAGCCACCTGATCCAGCAGATCCGCGAGGCCGTCGCCACTGCCGTCACCGGGCTCACCACCACCGGCTCGCGCGTCTACCAGTCGCGGCTCTACCCGCGCGCCCTGCCGGCCGGGCCGTGCCTGGTCGTCAGCACCGACAGCGAGTCGGCCAGTCAGCTCACCGTGCACCCGACGCCGCGCCTGCAGCGGTCGCTGACCGTCACGATCCGTGCCTACGCACTGGCCAACGACAACCTCGACGACGTCCTCGACACCGTGCAATCCGAGGTCGAAGTGGCGCTGGGCAACACCACGCTGTCCGGCAAGGTGCAGACGCTGACCTACACCGGCCGCAGCCTGCTGCTGGACGAGGCCACTGACCAACCCGTCGGGGTGCTTACCCTTACCTACGAGGCGGTGTACGTCACCGCGAGCAACGCCCCCACGACCACCGCTTAGGAGACCGCCATGCCCATCTTCTGGACCAACGTGCAGGTCGACGTGCAGAACGCACTGGCGACCGCAAAGACCATCACCGGCATCACCAAGGCCAACCCCGGCGTGGTGAGCGCCACGGCGCACGGCTATGCCAACGGCGATTACGTGCTGCTCACGGTCGCCGGCATGGTCGAGCTCAACGGCGTCGTCGCCCGGGTAGCCGGGCAGGCGACCGACACCTTCCAACTCGAAGGCATCAACACCACGAGCTTCAACACCTTCACCTCCGGGACGGCGCAGAAGATCACCTTCGGCCTGTCCATGACCACGGCGCAGGACATCAGCGTGTCCGGCGGCGAGCCGGAGTTTGCCGATACCACGACCATCCACGACCTGGTCCGCCGACGCGTACCCACCGTCAAGTCGCCGATGTCGATCAGCATGAACTCGCTGTTCGCGCCGTCCGACGCCGCCCTGGTCGAGCTCAAGGCAGCGGACACCGCCATCGCTTCCCGCGCCGTTCGCCTGCGGTTCGCCTCCGGCGAGAAGATCGTGTTCAACGCCTACGTCTCGGCGCCGGGCGTGCCGACCGGCCAGGCCGGCCAGGCGGTGCAGACGCCGATCTCGCTCGAGGTGCAGGGCACGCCGACGGTGTATAGCACGTGAGCTTTCGGCTACAGCCGGCGCCGACGTTCTGGGCGACGGTGCCGATCCGGCTGCCGGGCGGCGAGCTCGCTGACCTGCAGCTCGAGTTCCGGCACCGCTCGCGCACCCAGATGGCCGCGCTGTTCGACAGCGTGGCGGGGCGCTCGGACGAGGACGTGGTGGCCGACATCGTGGCCGGCTGGCGCGAGGTCGACGAGGCGTTCACGCCCGACGCAGTGCGGCGCCTGGTCGACAACTACCCGGGCGTCGCCGGCCAGATCGTCGAGGCCTATGTCCGGGAGCTGGTCCAGGCCCGCCGGGGAAACTGATGGGCGCCGCCCGACGCTGGGTCGGCGGCGCGCCTCCTGACGAGTCGGCCAAGCTGCTCGAGGCGGTCGGCGTCCCGGCGGATCAGGCGGCCGTCATCGGCCGCGCCACCGCGGCGCCGTTCGAGTGCTGGCCGGAGACCTGGCCGGTGCTGCAGCTCGCCGACGCGCTCGCCACGCAGCTGCGCGTGATCGGCAGCCGCATCGGCGGGTTCGATTACGCCGCCCTGCCGGCGGTCCTGCGGTTGCTGGGCTTCAAGCGGGCCGACTGGCCCGAGCTGTTCGCCGGCCTGCGCGTGTTCGAGGCCGAGGCGGTGCGGGTGCTAGGGGAGCGGCATGGCCATCAATAGCGAAGCCAGGATTCTCGTCACCGCGCAGGATCAAGCCTCCGCGTCGCTCAAGAAAATCGAATCCTCGATGGAGTCCGTCGGGCGGACGGCCTCCCAGCTGCGCAACCTGTTCGCCGGCGCGTTCTCGGCGCAGGCCGTCATCTCCGTCCTGAAGTCAGCCGACGCCTACAACACGCTGCAGGCCCGCATAGCCAGCACGACGAAGGCGACCGGCGACTACGTGCAGGTCTCGACCCAGCTGGCGGCCATTGCCGCGCGCACCGGGACCTCGCTGCAGGACACCGTGGCCGTGTTCCAGCGGCTTGCCTTGGCGGCGCCGGAGCTCGGCGCCACCAACTCGCAGATGCTGCAGCTCACCGACGCGGTGCAGAAGCTCGGGTCGCTCGGGGGCGCCTCGACCAGCGCGCTGTCGGCCGGACTGCTGCAGTTCGGCCAGGCCATGAGCGCGGGCGTGATGCGGGCCGAGGAGCTCAACTCGATCATCGTGAACCTGCCGTTGTTGGCGGACGCCATCGCGGACGGCATGGGCATGACGGTCGGCGAGCTGCGCAAGGCGGTGCTCGAGGGCCGCGTGCTGTCGAAGGACGTGTTCGGCGCGCTGCTCAAGCAGACCGACGACATCAACCGGCGGTTCCAGGACATGCCGACGTCGATGGAGCGCGGCTGGAACGCCTTTATGCAGGGCCTGGACCAGGCGATTGCGCGCCTCAACAACGCGCTGGGGCTTACCGAGCGCATCGGCGGAAACCTGCAGAGCTGGGGCGAGCGGCTGCGCGATGCCACGCCACAGGAGCGCTTTTCCGAGCTGGTGGCCGAGCGGGAGCGGCTCAAGACCCAGCAACCGGCGGGTCCCGGTGGCAGGCCCAATCCCGCCTACAACTCCGCGCAGGCGCGGCTGCGCGAAATCGATGTCGAGCTGCGCGGCCTGTCGGTCGCCAAACAGGTCGAGCAGCAGAAGGAGGCCAACGCCATGGCCGACGCCGAGTTCGAGGCCGCGGTGCGCGCCTCGGAAGCGGCGGTCAAGGCCGAAAATGCCGCCTACCAGGACTGGCTCAAGACCCAGGCTAAGGCGACCAAGACACGCGGCGGCGGGTCCGGCGCCTCGGCAGCGCTGTCCGCCCAGCGCGAGCTCGAGCGTTATCAGCGCGCCTATGTCGCCTTGCTGGACAACATCCAGGTCGAAACCGCGCAGATCGGCCTCGACCTGGTCGACGACACCCGCCAGCGCCTGGACATGGAAATGACGCTCGAGCGCCAGTACTGGGAGGAGCGCATCGCGCTGTACGCCGAGGGCACCGAGGAGCGCAAGCGCCTGGAGGACGAGCTCGCGAGCTGGACCGCGGCGCGGCAGGCCCTGGTGCTCAAGGAGTCGCGCACGCCGCTGCAGCGCCTCGCCGCCGACTGGGCCGACACGGCTCGGCAGATGGAGGACGCCATCGCCGGCTGGGCCGAGTCGACCGCCGACGCGATCGCCCGCTTCGTGGTCACCGGCAAGGCGGACTTTCGCAGTCTGATCGACTCGATCCTGATGGACCTGGCGCGCATGCAGGCGCAGAAGGTCGTTGCCGGGCTGGCCGGGCTGTTAGCCGACAAGATCGGCACGGGCTTGTTCTCCGGCCTGTTCAGCGCCCACGGCAACGCCTTCGACCGCGGCCGGGTGGTGCCGTTCGCCTCTGGCGGCGTCATCAGCTCGCCGACCGTGTTCCCGCTCGGTGTCGCCGGCGAGGCCGGCCCCGAGGCCATCCTGCCGCTGTCGCGCCTGTCCGGCGGCGACCTCGGCGTCAAGGCTGGCGTTAACAACGTGGTGGTCAACGTCATCGAAGGGCCGGGCCACGGCGGCGAGGTGCGCCAGCGCGACGACCAGGGCATGAAGATGATCGACGTCATCGTCGAGAAAGTGAAGGGCTCGATCGCCGGCGACATGGCGCAGGGACGGGGCGCGCTGCCGCAGGTCATGGAGCGCACCTACGGGTTGAACCGCGTGGCGGGGGCGTACTGACATGGCAGCCTACCCGAGCACCCTCCCGGCTCCGCTCGCCATCGACTACCAGGTCATGCCGATCGATCAGACGATCCGCACCGACATGGAGGTTGGCGCCGCGCGCGTGCGCCGCCGCACCAAGTACCGCATGTGGACCCTGACGATGTCGTGGTTCTTCACCGACGCCGAGGCATCGATTTTCACGTCTTGGCTGCAGGACGACATCGACGGCGGGGCGGCCTGGTGGACCGCGCAGCTGCGCACCGGGGACGGCGGTGCCACCGGCGTCGAGGCGCGGTTCCTGCAGCCTGTGCAGCTCAAGTACCAGCCGCCGGGGCAGTGGACAGTGACGGCCCAGGTCGAGGCGCGCCTTGGCGGCGACTGAGCCATGACCGACGCCACCCTGTCCGCCGCCATCCAGGAAGCCTACGCCTCGGCGCCGGTGGACGAGGTCATCTACCATACGCTCGAGCTGCACCATCCGGCCTTTTCGACGCCTATCCGCGTCGTCCGCGGCTGGGAGGACGTGAACGCGACCCTGGAGGCGACGGCACCGGAGGACCCGTCCACGCTGGTCACCTTCGTCGCCTTTCCGTTCGAGTTCATCAAACCGGAGGTGACGCCAAACGGCGTGCCGCAGATCATCATCGAGATCGACAACGTCAGCCGCGAGATCCTCGCCGCCATCGAGTCGACCGTCGGCAGCACGGCGCAGATCCAGGTGATTTATCGCGAGTACATCGACAGCGACCTGAGCGGGCCGCAGAACGACCCGCCGCTGCTGCTGACGATCTACCAGGTGACCGCCGACCCATTTCGCGTGCGCGCCACGGCGGGCTTCGCTGACCTGGGCAACACCCGCTTCCCGCGCGAGGAATACACCGCCGAAACCTTCCCTGGGCTGGTGCCGGTATGAGCTGGGCGGCGGCCTACATCGGTCAGCCCTGGACGCCCGAGCGCGACTGCTGGGCGTTCTTCCGGGACGTGCAGCGCGAGGCGTTTGGCCGCGAGGTGCCCGCCATCGACATCGACGCACTGTCGCTCACCGCCTGCCTGCGGACCTTCAAGGCTCACCCGGAGCGCGGCCGGTGGCTGCCGACCGACGACCCGCAAGACGGCGATGGCGTGCTGCTCGCGCGTGGCCGCCTGCCGTCGCACGTCGGGATCTGGGTTGACGGCGGCCGGGTGCTGCACTCGCTCGAGGGCTTCGGCGTCGTCTGCCAGCGGGTCGCAGACCTGCGCGCCGCCGGCTGGTCCCGCATCGACTGCTACCGCTTCTCGCCGTGAAAGCCGCCGTCATCACCACCCACAACCCCTGGCACCCGCACCGCGATCGCAGCGTGCGCGTCGTCGAGCGGCGGCACACGCTGGGCCGCCTCGCGCCACGCACCACCCAGCCGTTCATCTGCGTGCACAACGGCGAGGCGGTGCTGCGCAAGGACTGGGGCCGGCGTGTCGCCGATGGCGATGTCGTGGTGTTCGCCGCGCTGCCACGCGGCGGCGGATCCAACCCGCTGAGGATCGTGCTGTCGATCGCGGTCATGGCGTTCGCGGCCTGGGCGGCGCCGGCGGTGCTCGGGGCCGTCGGCATGTCCGAGGTCGCGATGACGACGTTCATTGGCGGCCTGTCGATCACGCCGCTGCAGCTTGCCACTGCGGCCATCGGCCTGGTCGGCAACATGCTGATCTCGGCGCTGCTGCCCGCGCCCACCGTCGGCTCGACGGGCGCCATGCAGCTCATGGGCGGATTGCCATCGCCGTCGCCGACGTACTCGCTGCAGGCACAGGGCAACTCGGCACGGCTCGAGAACCCGATCCCGGTTCAGTACGGGCGGATGCGCTTCTACCCGGACTTCGCCTCGCTGCCGTTCGTCGAGTATTACGGCAACGAACAGTACCTGTACCAGCTGTTTTGCCTCGGCGTCGGCGAGTTCGCCATCGAGAAGATCCAGATCGAGGACAGCCCGATCTCGAGCTTCTTCGGTGTCAGCTATCAGGTGGTGCAGCCGAATCAGCAGATGACGCTGTTCCCGGCCAACGTGACCAGCTCGGACGAGGTCGCCGGACAGGACCTCACCGGCACCGTCTCCGGGCCGTTTGCCGCCAACGCCGCCGGCACCTATGCCACGGCGATCGGCGTTGACCTGGCCGCGCCGCGCGGCCTGTACTACGTCACCGACAAAAACGATATCGCGTCGCTGACGTGGCGCGCCAAGGTCGAGGCGCGCGAGATCGACGACGACGGTGTCGCCATCGGGTCCTGGGTGACGCTGGGCGAGCCGACCGCCAGCGGCGCGACCACGACGCCGCAGCGCTACAGCTTCAAGTACACCGTCAATCCCGGCCGCTACCAGGTGCGGGTGTCGCGGCTCGACACCGAGCAGACGGGCACGAAGTACGCCCACGACCTGATCTGGGCCGGGCTGCGCGCCTACCTCAAAAGCAGCCGCACCTTCGGCGACGTCACGCTCCTGGCGGTGCGGATGCAGGCGACGAGCCAGCTATCCGCGCAGGCGGCACGAAAGATAAACGTCATCGCCACCCGCAAGCTGCAAGACTGGACGCCGGGCAGCGGGTGGAGCGGCACAACGACCGCCACCTCGTCTATCGCGCTCGCGCTGATGGATGCCGCGACGGCGAGCTACGGCGCCAATCTCGACGATGACCGGGTCGATCTCGCGTCGATCACCGTGCTCGGCGACATCTGGGCCGCGCGCGGCGACGAGTTCAACGGCCGCTTCGACACCGCAACCACCTGCTGGGAGGCGTTAAGCAGCATCGCCAAGGTCGGCCGCGCCAAACCGTACATGCAGGGCGGAATCCTGCGCATCATGCGCGACGGGCCGGAAACGGTGCCGGTCGCCCTGTACTCGATGCGCAACATCATCCGCGGCAGCTTCGGCATCGAGTACCTGACGCCCACGGACACGATGGCGGACTGCGTCGACGTCACCTACTGGGATGAGGACTTCTGGACGCTGCGCCGGGTGCGCGCGGCACTCACCGGGTCCCCCGAAACCAAGCCGGCGAAGCTCCCGCTGTTCGGCGTGACCGACCGCAACCACGCTTATCGGGAGGGGCTCTACTACGCCGCCTGCAATCTCTACCGCCGCCGCCTGATCAAGTTCGGCACGGAGATGGAGGGCTTCCTGCCGGCGCTGGGCGACCTGATCGCCATCCAGCACGACATGCCGGCCTGGGGGCAGCACGCCGAAATAGTCGCGGCCTCCGCGAACCTCCTGCTACGCTCGGAGGAGATGGACAACGCCGCCTGGACCAAAACCAACCTGACCACCGCCGGCATGGCCAACGTGGCGGTGGCGCCAGACGGCGGCACGACGGCCGAGCAGCTCGTCGCCAGCGCCGCCAACGGCAGCGCCACCCAGGCCGTCACCGCCGCCTCGGCCGGCTACGTGTTCTCGGTCTACCTCAAGCGCAAGACCGGCATCGGCGCCGTGCAGCTGACCCTGGATGGCAGCGCGTGGACCACGGTTGCGGTGACCGCCGACTGGCTGCGCTTTGAGCTCGCCGGCACCCTTGCCAACCCGACCGTCGGCGTGCGGCTGGCGACCAGCGGCGATGCGGTATATGCCTGGGGCGCGCAGCTCGAGGTGGGCAGCGTGGCCGGCCCCTACGCGCCCGCCGCCGCCGCGCCGGTGACCGTCTTGGCGCTGACCGAGCCGCTGACCTGGCAGAGCGGCCAGACCCACTACTTCGCCCTGCGCTCGCGCCTGGGCCGCGTGCTCGGTCCGTACGAAGCCATCCGCTGCCGACTGCACGACGACGCCGTGGCGACGGCCGATATGCTCGACGAGGCGCCGTACACCGGCCTCGCGGCCGAGCGCACCCACCTGGTGTTCGGCTGGGCCGAGACCTGGCGCCAGGAGGCGCGCGTGCTGGCCATCAGGCCGCGCGGCCTCACCGAGGTCGAGATCGAGGCGATTACCGAGGACCCGAGCGTGCACACCGCCGACCAGGGCATGACCGCCCCGGCCGTGCAGACCAGCCAGCTGCCGACGGTCTACGCCATGCCGGTGGTACTCGGCCTGACCGCGTACTCGGACCCGACCGACGTCAGCATCATGCTGCTGTCGTGGCAGCCGGCGCCGGGCGCCGATCACTACCTCATCGAGGTGTCGCACGCCGACGACCAGGAGAACTGGCAGCGCATCGGCGAGGTCGGCGCCAACAACTACACCGCCAAGGCCATCTATGGCGCTGCGACGATCATCCGCGTCGCCGCCGTCGGCCTCACCATCGGCCCATGGGTGATGATCGGCTACGCCCAGTTCGCCGACTACATGTGGAACGCCAACGACGCCACGCTGATGTGGAACGCCGACGACTCAACGGAGATGTGGGCCTACTGACATGACCGCACTGCCTGCCGCCACCGATTTCACCGGTTCCGCCGTCACCGAAGGCCAATTCAAGACGGCCATCACGAACCAGCGGTCCTACCTTGCCGGCCTGCTGGGCACCGACGGCGCCATCGGCACCGCCATGACGACGCTCGGCGTGCCGCTCAACGACACCGTGGCCAAGACGGGCGCCTACACCCTCGTCGCCGGTGACCGCGGCAAGCTGCTGCTCTGCTCGGGCACCTGGACCCTGACCCTGTTGGCCGCGGCCACGGCCGGTGACGGCTACGCCTTCGCGGTGCGCAATACCGGGTCCGGGACCATCACCCTCGACGGCAACCTGAGCGAGACAATCGACGGCGCCACCACCCTGGCGCTGACCGTGGGCGAGAGCTGCCTCGTCGTGTGCGACGGCACAAACTGGCACACCGTCGGCCGGTCTATGATTGACGCAGACGACCATCACGCCGTCCAGCAGTCCGGCAGCTACGAAATATCGCCAACAGAAACGACGGTCATCTCCCGCGCGATCACTCTTGCTTCCGCCAGCGACCTGCTGATCGTGGGCGGCGGGAACGTCGACATCACCGCAGACGACTACCGCACCAACACCACCACCCTCAAGCTCTACATTGACTCGACGCTGCTTGCCACCCTTTCGCGCACGATTACTAACAATTCCGGTACGAGCATCACCACACTCACCAGCCTATTTGGCGTTGGTCGCGCCGCCAGCGTTTCCGCCGGGGCGCACACGCTTTATCTCAAAGCACTTAGAAACGCCACCACTTACAACGCCAGCGTCCTCACCAACGCCACCCTCGCTGGCATCTGGATGAATTGACCCATGAACCTGCACCGCATCCTGCGCCTCGCCCTCGACAACGCCGGCCTCGCCGAGGTCGCCATCGCCGGCGGCCCGCCAGCCGGCGAGACCGACATCACCCGCGCGTGGCTCGAGGAGCTCGTCGACGGCCTACCGCGCGCCCGCGGCATCGACCCGGCCAGCATCGACGTCGACGCCCTCAAGGCGGCGTGGATCGCCGCGAGCCTGGCCGAGCAACAGGCCGAGGCCGCCGCCACGGCGGTCGTCGCCGACGTCACCGCCGCCAAGGCCGACCTCGACGCCAGCACCGTCTACCAGCAGTTCAAGACCGCCACCAAAGACCAGGTCGACGCGTTCGTCGATGCCCGCGCCGACACCCTCGCCGGCGTGCGGTCGCTGCTGAAGATCATCTTCCGCATCCTGTGGGTGCTGGTGCGGCGGGGGAGTGTCTAACGGCATGATTCTGCCGCGCCAGGACGCGGCTTGATCTGGCCCGATTCGTCTAACGTTTGGCGGTTTGCAACGTTGCAATTCTGTCGCAATCCATTGCAACCGCTTAGATTTCGGTCGCGCGCGGCGCACTGCCAACGCTACAACCCCATTGCCAGTCTATTCAGCGACTTAGCTGGCAAAACGTTAGACGTGTCTAACGCTCAACGGATCGGCCGCACCTTCACCGCCGTCCGGCGCGCGACGTACACCTCGGTCATCTTCGCCGAGGCATGGCCGGCCAGGGCCTGCGCCCGGTCGATCCCGTCCGCCTCCTTCGCCCAGGTCAGCGCGGTCGCCCGCAGGTCGTGCCAGTGCGCGTCCGTCACGCCAGCCTTGGTGCGCAGCCGCTCCCAGGCCGACGCCAGCGTCTTGGGCTTGATCTGGCGGCCCTTGTCGTCCTGAAACAGGTACGGGCCAGCCACCCGGCCGCGCAGGCGCTTGGCGCGTCCTGTGGCCTCACGCAGCGCCTCCGTCCAGACGTACACGACCCGGGCGCCGGTCTTGGCCTGCTCCACCACCACGCCCTCGTCGGTGAGGTCGCGCAGCCGCAGCTTGAGCAGGTCCCCCTGGCGCAGGGCGGTGAGCAGGGACAGGTCGATCATGGCGCGGATCCGCTCGGTGGCTGCCTCGCGCAGGGCGGCGATCTCGGCCTCGCTGAAACAGCGCCGCCGGGGTTTCTCGCGGTGGTGGCGGACCTCGCGGCAGGCATTCGCCTCGATCCAGCCACGCTCGCAGGCGTAGGCCAGGGCGGCGGACAGCAGGGACACCTCGCGGTTGGCGGCGACCTTGCTGCGGCGCGCGTCGAGGTACTGGCGGACGTGCGCCGGCCGGACCTGGGCGACGTCGTGGAACTCGGCGAAGGCGTCGACCAGGTGCCGCCGACAGGCGGCGTACAGCTTGAGCGTGGCGGGCCTGAGCTCGGGCTTGCGGTGCGCCAGGTACGCATCAAGCGCCGCGGTCACCGACCGGGCCGGGACGGCCGGCTGACCCTCGATCTGCTCCCACTGCCGGATGGCCTCGGCCAGGTCGGAGCTCAGGCGGCGCCAGACGACCTTGCCGTCGCGGCGGCCGACCCAGTAGTAGGCGCCGTGCTTGAAGTGCAGGTGACGCAGCGTGACGGGGCTCACAGGCTGGCGATGCGCAGCGCCGGCTCCCGTGCGGCCGGCCGGGTCGTCAGCATCCGCGCCTCGACCTCGGCCCGCAAGACCCTGACCCCGTCCGGCGCCAGGACGTAGCGGATTCCCATCGCCGACAGCGCCCGGACCTGGGCCGCCACGCGGCGGCGCCCGGTCAGCTCGGCGAGCTCGGCGGCGGTGAGGAACATCAGGCAGCGCGTCCCATCATCAGGTCGATGAACCAGTCCCGGCTGACCTTGCGCAGGTCGATCCGCGTGGCGTTGTCGCCGATCCAGGTGCGCAGCGCCCGGGCCTTGATCCGGTACTCGTCGCCGCCCTGCACCTCGGTCCTGGCCGTCCCGGCCTTCGTGGCCGGCAGGCCCTCGACCTGGATCCAGCGGGTGACGGTCTTGGCATCGACGCCGAGCAGGCGGGCCAGTCCCGTAGCGGAGTAGATGCCGTTGATCTCGCGGGACTCGCGCAGGCTGATGCCCTCGCGCTTGACCTTGACGGCGATGGCCGTGGCCGACCGCTGATACCCTTTCGCCGCCATCTTGCGGCGGATCACCTCGACGGTGTGGTGGGAGAGGGATTCGAGCAGCTCGAGCTCGGCGTCGGTCCACGGCGGCTCTTTCTTCGTCGGCTGGCGCAGCCCCAGCTC